GTGGGAACCTGTTATTTAGAGTTTTTGTTGGATAGAAGTCTCCTAAACAATTGGGGGGGTACCAATTTTTTTTGTAAAGACTTCACATTTTTTTTCTTTTTTTTTCAATTTTTTTTTCTGTTTTTTATTTGGATTGCGTTGGTTTTGATGGTTTTGGTCGCTTTGTTCTGTGATTTTTTTCGTGTTTTTTCACCCATTTGGTGGCAATTTTCCACCAGCTTCAACGAAGGCTCTAACGATTGGTTCAGCCTCAGACACGAAGTCGGCCTTCTGTACTGATGTCCAGTTAGTCACGCTCTTTCTGGCTAGCCATTGGCGAGCCTTGATGATGTAGCTATGCCACGCTTGGTCGGCCTTGGGGTTGCTGGTCTCGATGGGGTCGGGTAGTAGCCCAGTCCAAAGGGCTAACTGCTTTAGACCACTAGGGCTAGGGGCTTGCAGGGATGGCCTTGCCTTGGCTACCCGCTCATACCGCCTAGCTTGCTCACCGTTTATTCCCGCTACCTCTTGGATGGTGTCTAGGTCTAGCCCCTCCACTCTTGCCGATAGGAGGATGTCGCCAGCATCTGCCGCCAGTCCGATGGCCTCCCCCATCTGCTCGATTGCGTTTTGCTTCGCTTTGTCCAGTAGCCTTACCGTTTTCTGCAATTCCATTCCTATTTGTTTTTCACTCATCTTGGGATTTCCTTCTTGGTTATGCGCAAGCCTCGGCCAACTCCTCGGCCTCGACTTCTGCGGGTGGTTCTATCTCTCGAAATCTGTGCTGGGCAAAGCCTCGCTCCGGATGTGGCGGTGTGGTGCTTAATGGGTTGTTGATGCCCTCTAAATACACGACCACTTCCCCTGCCTCTCCGTTCAAAGCTACCCCTATGCCTATGCCCCTTATGGTATATTGCCTATCCTTGATTGGTAGGGCGTTGTAAAAGGCTAGGATGTCTGGCGGGAATCTGTCATCTACGCATACTACTTTAGAGCCAGTTGTCACCGTTTTTTACCTCGCTTTTTAATACCCTTTACCCAAGCTTCCTTGTTCCACTTGGGGCATTCCTCCCGCCTCTTTTTGTGGACTCTCAAGGCTCGTTCCTTGTAGATTTGCCTAACTCTTTCAGAGCGTTGGATGCGTAAAACTAGCCCGGTGCGTTGGCTTAACTCGGTAAGGCGAGCCGAGATGGCCGCCCGAGTGTAGGGCTTTCCAGTTGAGGGATTGATGTACCGTTTTGCTATTGAGGTTAAACTGTCTGGGGAGCGATTACTGGCTAGGGCTAGTAATGCCTCATCCAAGGTATCGTCCCGCCTATGCCTCAACATCTGAGAATCGCCTTCGTGCTTGATCGTCTGTTCTACCACCTCTGCCGTGAGCTTTGCTAATTGGTCTAGATCGATGGCTGGGTTCATCGCCTTCATTTTGGAGAGCCGTTCCTTCACACGATCTTCTAGGGTGTCGATGTGGTCGGCCATATTGGGAGTATAGCTTGCCAAGATTGAGTCGGCTGGGTCTTGGCCTTGGTGGTGGTTCATTGGATTTCTACTAATGCTGTCCGTCCTACCCTTGCCAATTCCCGCTTTGCTTGCCGTTCTGTGGCATAGAAAAGGTCGACAACTGGGAGCTTGGTTTTGCCCGATGCCTTCCGTGAGATTACTGCCGTCCCGGTGTCGTGAGCGTGGTATGCCTTGCCCTCAATTAGCAGGGTCGTTCCGTAGGGTATGATTTTGGGGTCTACTGCACAAGACTTACCAGAAACCAACCGTTTTCCAGTAGAGCTTTTATAGCCAAACTCATCCTCGCCCAACCAGTATGCCGTGATACGAGCCTTAATGGTTTTCTTGGCTGGTTGCTTTGGGGTTTGAATCATTATGTTAGCCGCTTGGCTTGAGCATAAGAGCGTGATGGCTAGGATGATGATGGCTTTTTTCATCGTTAAGAAGTGGAGTCGCTCGCACAAATGGCGGTAGCGTCTTGAGGGTGATTCGTCCCCTTTAGTTCTTTTGCCTTGCTCGTTGTCAATCGGGGTCTTGAGCTTGTCGATCTGTGCCTCGATTGCCTTGGCCTCCATCTTGTTAATCTTCACGCTTTACCTCCGTCCAATGGCATCGCTTGTTTGGCCTTTTGATCTTGCCCCTTCCCTCTAAATATCGTAGGTGGTACTGAATCGCTCCGTGTGTTTTCTTTAGCACTTCCGCAATCGTGCAAGTCGGAATCTCGTTGGTGATAAGTGTGAACACGGCATCTCTCAACATATCGATTGTCGCTTGGTTGCGAGTCGTTGCGTAGAGCTTTTCTAATTCCTTTCCGGGATAGCGGTCGGAAAGGATGCCGTTGGCCTTTGCCTCTGGGGTTGTGTATGCTTCGTTCATTGAGTTTGCAACTTACTTTGAGTTTTTATTGAGGCAAGGGTTGGTTTTGGGTTATTCGACATTATGCCAAATAGTATTGAGCGATGTTTTTGCCGCTGTTGGTTTTGACTGTTCGCTTCTCGACCATATGCCCAGCCTTACGCAAATCACAAACTCGGCTTGCCAGTCGGAAGCACTTGAACCAATCGAGTGCCTCCAAAGCCGTAAGCGTTCGGCCCGATTGCAAATGGGCTAGGATGCGAGCGTTCTGGTCGTTGCCTTCCGTCTTTACTGGATGAGTTGTCCTCATAAAAGGCAACTCAAACTGCTCTGCCTCTACCATCGCGATCATCTTGAACCTCCCTTGGCCTTACGAACTGCAAAGTTGCGGCTCTTTGCGTTCATTATAGTTGTTCTATGAACGCCCCAAGCTCTTGCAAGCTCGCTCATCGACATTCCGCTATCGAGTTGGTGTTTCCAGAGCGTCCATCGCTTCTTAACTGTGGAGTATTCACGATTTCGCCTTGCTCCATCCTTTCCACGAGTCGGAATAAGCTCTTTGGGGATGTCTAGGGGGGTAGTTACACCCATTACGAGCTTTTCAAGCCCTTGTGAGACCAATTCTGCTCGATTTTGTGCCATTGTAGCGGTGAGTGTGGTCACCATTTGCTCAAACTCACGCAATTTGTCCTCGCACATCTTCACTCGGTGGATTGTGGCGGCTAAAACCATATCTTGAGGGTAGTTCACGGACACCCCGCTTCTACCCAGTCGCTATGCGTGTTGAATCCAGCTAATTTATAGGTTGGTGGGGATTCGCATCCCGATTTGATTGGTTTCTTCATTGGTTGGTTGTTTCCTTTCGTTGGTTGTTGGTTGCTCCGTCTCTGACAGTTCCTCGCACACGCTCGCCAGTCCTTAACCGATGCCCTGCCTCCGACCCTCCATCCGTTGCTCTGGTAGTAATCAAAAGCCGACTCTGCGTCCGTATGCCTCCATCCGATCTCTTTAGCAAAGGCAATCCATTCAGCGAGCGTGGGGCGTAAGCCCTCTCTCTCTTTCTTGTTATCTATCTTACTATTATTGTTACTATTACTATTACTATTATTATATACAATAGATGGCTCATCTTTGGTACATAGATGGTTCATAGATGGTACATAGATGGACGATCTATGGTTCATCCTTCGTGCATATCCAGCCGATCTTTCCTCCATCTTTGCCAGTCCAGAGGCCACTCCTCCGTGATAGATTGCCCCATCCTTTAGCTCATAAACCCCAGCAACCTCAAGCTCTTGCAGTAAAGGCTTGGCATCTTGCCCAACCATTCTGCTGATCTGTTCGGGGGTGGGTATGTGTCCGTTGATGGTTAGCTTGCCGCCGGCGTTGGCCTTATACATAAGGCAGAGCAAGTGAATCCATAGCCCTTTAGAGGCAAGGCTTACCAATGCCAGCTTCTCATTAGCCAGCCAGCGGTTAGGCTCAAAGGGAAACCAGAAAGAATCTCGCCTCATTTGTTTTTAACCTCTTTCCAAACATCAAAGCCCTTGTCGCAATTTACGGATAGCAACATCAACTTCTGGTAAAGCCAGCCGCCCCAACGCCAATGACAAAGGGTTATGCTGACTATATCCCCAAGGTGATAGAGTAGGATTGAAAGCAACTTCATTTCTTGGCCTTTTCCATATCGATCTTCTGGTACTTCTTTGCTCGTTCCAATAGCTCTTTAGTGATACGATGGCTATAATCTAGGTGGCTGATGATGTCCTTGTAGTTCTCCCGCTTTGCGTGGTCGAAGTCCTTGAATAAATCCTTCAACCTTTTCGACACGATTGCGTGAAACTCATCTACTAACTTTAATCTTTTAACGCTCATTTCTTTTTCTTAATCCTTTCGATTATGTCTTTTCCCAAATCCCACAATGCTCCGCTCACAAATATGATTGTGAGATAGAGACTCAAGCACCCTAAACCGATGACGAACAAGTCCCACAAAGCTCTCCCTATGGATAAAAGGAAAGTTACCATTTGGGTGCAGTCGGCCAGCTTGACCAGAGCCGAATGTCCTTTTTAAGTACCTCGCCAAACGCACACACAAAGCGATCATCGAGATACCTACCACTAAAAACCACACCGCCAGATTCCATAAGTATTCTTTCATCTTTTTTTGGGCACTCCTTGGCTGTATGCCATTCAATCATTGACCATTTTAGCTTTGGAACATCGACATCAACGCTCATCCGTAAGCCTCCGCAAGGCAACGACAACTTCGTTGAGAATGTCTTGGATGACTTGATCTTCTGTTCCGTCTGCTAGTCGTTGGACAAGTTCGGCACACCGCTCCCTTTCGAGGGCGGCGGCCTTACGCATCGCATCATCGATGATGTCTTGGATTAGGTCAGAATGGGATTTCATCTTCGGGCTTTCCTTTCTGGATTGAGTCGGCTTCCGCAAGAATCTCTGCGATGATTTCGTTTCTGACGATGTCGTTCTTATAGGGCTTACCATCTGCACCGGGCTTGAGGTCTTGTTTGGATAGCCACTCCAAGTAATCCAAACCCTTGTTTCCGAAGGCGGCGATCTCACGAAGGGTCGAGCCTTTGTGCTTGCCGAACTTCAATTCCATATCCCTCGGCTCACCGCCATTCGTCTTGACCGCAACTCCGTTGAGCTTGGCCGTAATGTCTGCTAAGTCGGCCTTGCTGATGAAGTCTGCTTTTACTGTGTCTAACTTAACTGGCTTTGGGGCTGGCTCATACTTGTCCGTGTTGATGTCCTCGAACCCACCAATGGGAATTTCCTCTGCCGGGGTCGTACTTAATTTAGAATCTATTAGCACGACGATATGTGCGAATGCTGAACGACAAGCCCTGCTAATTGCTCTGGTCTGAACCATAGCCCTTTTTGCATAGGTCGGACGCTCGAACCACATCTTTTCGTCATCACCCAAGAACCCCTCGGCACTTGAGATTACTTGGCCGTTGTCCATTCGCTTCACCTCACCGATGCACCGATAGCCATCTTCAAGACGCTCAACATCTCTGGCCGATGCTACGCATCCGTGTGCTACTGCGATTGCTTGCCAGCCTTCAACTCGCACATAGTCCTTTTGGCCTATGCGTTGGCAAGTTTCCTTTACGATGGCACGACAAGCCCCAGCCACATCAGTCGCTTGGCGAATGTGGGTTGAGACTCCGTTGCCATTCTGAACTACTAATTGGTTATCACTCATTATTTCATTCTCCTTATTGGTTGTTGGTTGTAGTCGTAGTCTCCCAGCGACTCACGATCTTCTCTGCTTCCTCTGATTGGAAGATTCAAACATCTTGCATCGTGCGTCTGGTCATAAAGTGTATCTGGAATCGGGCCATCCACTCTCGTCACCCATTCTTCCAATGTTTCTCCTTCAAGGCGTTTGGGATATCTTGGTACACAATCACTCATTTGGTTATCCTTTCGTTTATAGTTTTGATTATCGGGGAAAGCCATTTGGTGCTGATGTCGTGAGACGGCACTCGGAAAACTAGGATGCCCATAGATGCGGCGAGATTATATTTCTCCATATCGTTCAAGAAGCCAGATGGATTCGTATGGCGACCACGCACCCAAATCCCCCCCTCCAATTCTACGGCTACTCCATCGATGTGGTAATAGTCGAATCTAAATCTTCTGCCATCAGCAAACTTGTATTCCTTTAACAGCCCCCACCCACCAAGACTCTTCCATAGAATCTCGAACTTGGCAGATGGCGTGAGCTTCATTTTAGTTACGCCCCACCCAGTTCTTTGTAGGCAAGACTAGCTCTGGCTCTTTGGGCTGGTTGCCTTCGGCCACGATCTTGTCCAAGCGGTCTAGGTCAGCGGCTACGGACAAATAGAATCTTCGTCTTTCGTAGTTCTGCTGGTCGATGTGCTGGGCGATCATATAAAGCCCTCGAACAATCACCAGTCCTACAAAGATGATGAGGCCAAAGATCACCAGCGAATCCTCTGTTTCTGCCAAGCAGGTGAGCAGTAGTTAGGGTTTGTAATGAATGGATACTTGCCGTCATCCATCGCCTTCATAACAAAGCCTTCCCAGATTACCTCGCCAGCCTTGTTATTCTGAAAGTTCATCTCCTCCCATATCGAATTGATTTTATGGTGGGCAAGCTGAACAAAGCGAAGAAGCTTGTTCTGTGGCACATCAAAGGTCACGGCTTCTAGGTGTTCGATCTCTTTCATCCTCTCGGCGTAGGGTTTGGGATTTGCTGGGTCAAATGCGTCCATCACAACGATTGTGCCCTTGCCAGTCTTGGTTCTCTGTCCCATTATTTCACAATCGACAAAGCGTGATTTGATTCCAGCACCGAGGATTCGATCTGCCATTAGCTTGTGATTGGTAGCAAACTTGCCGTGGCGATTGTAGCCTTGCTGAGTCTGTTGGTCGAACCAGCCCCGCCATCCGTTGAGCTTACCCTCAATGGAGAACCCATCGGAGAACTCATCGTGATTGGCTGGCACGACTGAACCTACTGGCCTTGCTGGGAGGGGGAAGGATGTCATTGTTTTTTTTGTAGGGATTTGGTTTAGTTGTGGCAAGACTTATTTTAGGAGTTGCTCAACGATGCAAAGGGTTGCACCAGCACCCACAACTAGGCCGATGATATAGGCTATGAGGATTTTGTTCATTTGGTTTTTCTTTCTTGGTTGGTTATTTGTTTTTCCATTCGCTTATTTCGGCTGCTCGCAAATCATCTAAATGTTTTTTGGTTTGCACCAAAATGGAGTGTCGCTTTGTTCCTAACTTAACCCAATAGCCGAGAATCCTTGTGTAACCCACTTTGACCGGGGTGACTTCGGTTCTTGTTGTTGTTGCTTGCATACCCGCACTCTATCACACCCCCACAACTTGTCAAGGGTTTATTTACGATTGTTTGTAAGTATCTATAAACACGCTACTTGCGAGGGGGCTTTGTGGGCAGGATTTTGTAGATTTGTAGCTGGCGAATGGATGGTTTTGTTTTTGTCGCGATTAGGAATGGGTGCTTCCGCATCTCTAGCTTTTTATTTTTCATCATATCCTTGATGAGTCTTGCGGTGGTGTTCGTTTTCAATCCCCATAGCTTTGCAATTTCTGGCCGAGTGTAAAAACCCTCTGGGCGTGGTGGGGTAAAGCGATTGTAAATGTGTTCTTGTAGTAGTTTCTGCCAAGGATTTCGTGGGGATTTCATTAGAAGGATTTTATGTTTGTGGGCAGATGAAACTTGTTGCCTCGTTGTCTTGCTTGAAATACATCGTGGGTTTTATCGGGGTGAATCATCCCATAAGCCCATCCGTGTTGCCATCTTAATCTACGCAACTGACCTCGATTGTATTCGGGAGTTTTACTGCAGAGGCATCCGATGTTGTACCCGGTGCGGGGGTCAATGGAGATGCTTCTAAAGTAATCGATGGCGTGAGTGTGCCCAAAGATAACATCTCCATACGCATCGCTATGTTGCTTTGCAGAGTGCATAGCGTGGCCGTACCCGTGTGCGAATGATAGCGTCCCGCACTTGTAGATACCAGCAACGGAATCGTAAGGGAACATTCTTCCCTTTGTCTCTTTCATAATGGCCTCAATATTTTCAATCCCATCGTTGGCGTAGTCCCTTGCTATCCCGCTTCGAGAGTTGCGGCTCAAATCAAATATGCGTTCATCGTGGTTGCCCCTTAAAAATATTCTCTCATCTCCGAACTTAAAGAACTCTCGAATGAACTCCTCTCCACAATCCCAATCCTTCTGCAAGCTAGATGCTTGTTCCTCATCCCCCGCACCCTTTCGTATTGCTCGGAAGTCCCAAAGGTCACCGATGCAAACGACTAGGTCTGGTTGGTATTCTTTCGTGAAGGCGAGTAAAGCCTTTACCGAAGGAGCGTCTTGTTCATCGCCGTGAATGTCTCCACAAGCAACGAACTTAATTGGCTTCATAATGGGGGTTTAGATTGTCCAGTTAGAGTAGTGTAAATAAGATTGCAACACTCTCTAGCACGAGGATTTGTCAATGTTTCATCCGTGCATCCCTCTTTCGCCAACTCCATAACGATGTGCATTTGTTGGCGAAGGGACAAAAGATAAACCATTTGATCGGTTGCCTCCGCTATTGACTCCTCAACCAATCTGGCCGTGGGCATCTCCCACAACTTCGTTCCTTTGTTTTCCTCAACTCCCCGCTTGTATTTCTTCTCCATCGATTCGACTGCCGCAACTTGCAAAGTCGTTAAATGAAGTTCGTGCTTTTTAGTAAAATGCTTTTGGGTTTTCTCCACGCCCTGCGTTGATGTCATCCATTAACGACTAGACCACGGACGCTTGCTGACTAGAGAAACCTTTTGATTATTCACCTCTTGTTTTTGCGGAGAAATTAACTCTCTCCATCCAGAGATTGTTGCGTCCTCTAAATGGGGTTGCTCCCAATCGAGATGCCGTAGCTGGTGCTTCTGTGCGATTTTCTGGCATATCGAATAGGTTTGTTCATCGTCCCAAGAAGCCAATAGATTGCCAGTCGGGGTGCGGGATAGGGGAACATAGTCTATTGCGTGTGCCCCTATTCCTTGGTCAATGTGAAGCGATTGCGGTGGTATTCCGCGAGCGTTTGTAACTTTCCTACCCGCCTTGGTTCGGCCTTGGGCGTAGAGTTCCTCTTGCTCTTGAGGAGTACGCACCGAGCAGTAGATCAAAACTGGAATCTTTTTGCTCATCAACTCCGAGTACCAAGCCCCAACCCTCTTGCCGAAGCTAGGCTCACACTTTTCTATGTGGCCTCTTGACCTTTCCACCGCCTCTCGAAGCGTCATTGGTCAAGCCTCTTGCGGAGTCGTTCATTTTCCTCCACGAGTCGAGAAATCGTTTTGAGCGTTTGCCCATAAAGCTGTCTGTATTCTTCTGGGGTTGCCTTGCTTCTGTCGAGTTTATCCCACCGCATAATGTAGTCGCTAATCGAATCTTGGTGTGGCACTTCCCCAATGTCGTAAGGGCGGGTGGTCGCACACCCGCAAATCAAACTAGCGGCGGTGAATCCAAGAATCGACTTCCGTATCTCGCAGACGGCGTTTGTAAGCGATTTCTTCATCGTCTCTTTCCTTGCGGGTCTTTGCACGATTTTTAGTCCACCAAGCCACAATCCCAATCAGTCCAGCAAGCGAGGCGAGAATGGCCTCCCACATTGTTACTTTCTAGAGAAGCGACTCAAGAACTGAACCACCTTGGTCAAGGTTGCCTCTGGCTCATCACCCGGAATCAAAGAGGCCACGGCAATCACAGCAGAGAGGAGGGCGACCAAAGCACCCAACCAAGCAAACACATCTTGAGACTGAACGAAGGCTAGGAGTTGATTCATATCAAAGCTAATATGTCAAAGGGCTAACCAGTTTGAGAGTTGTATGTTCCCCCATAAGTCCAGTATTCCTTTGCGTTAATTTCAATTAAGGCAGAACCAGACGAGCCATCTGCACCAAAAATATCACCCGTAATATCATAATCTAAATATGTAATCTTATATGTTCCTATTTTTGCGGTGAAAGAAAGGGCATAAGATGATATGGCGTTAATAGAACTAATAATAAAACTTGGATAATAAGTTGAGGAATTTTTTTTGATTGAAGTAAATATGTACTGAAAATTTATAGTGCCATCGACATTGTATGGAGCACCGACATCTGGGGTAATGGTGGCTGTTGCGGCTCTTTCAAAAGAAAAGGTCTCGCTTCCCTTACATACCAAGTTCTTCTCTTCTTGAATCGTAATACCTGGGGTCATATCTAAAAATGAATTAGAGGTATATGTGATATTAGAATTGATATTGTAACTATAAAACGAGCCGCTCGCTCTTGCCTCCCAAGTCCTCACTCTCCAAAATAAGGCCATCGCTTGTTCTAGGGTTAGGCTTAAGTAGTCTTGAGATGGAGTCGGAGTTCCGTCTATAATGCAAGTAGGAAAATATCCGCTGTAGCTAGCGTGAAGAACTTTACCCATAGGATTTCATGAGGGAATTCCCTCAGGGTTAATAACCAATGACAGTAATTCTGTAAGTGGCAGTGTTTACGTCGATCGCAGCGTTGTCCGTATTAATACAGGATAGACACACAGTATTGGCCTTATATACAACTCCTTGAATAACGGCTCCAGCGGACACGGCAGCCGGTAAGCCAAGTAATACGAGATTATTTATGGCCGCACCTGTCACAGTAACGTCTCGGTAATGCTGGTCATTTGCGTTTACAGTTCCAAAGCTTACCGAGGTAAGAGTGGTAACAGTGTATGGCGATTGCGGAAGAACACCGTAGCTGGTGCCACTTGCTAGCAAACCAACGGCAATCATTCCAGAAACTGCGTTAATGTTAGCGGGTTGAGCGGTTGGCGTGCTTCCATAAAAGCCCATTGCGCCAGATAGGGCTAGGCCAGTGGAAAAGCTAATCACATTTGAGCCAGCACTGTTTACTAGGGTGCGGCCGCCATAGTTTACCGCAGTAACGCCGCTAGAAGATTTGAGCACCCGATTAACTGCATTAACATTTGTCGCTGAGTCCGCAATGAATCCAGCGTCCACTTGTGCCTTGGTGTAGTAGAGAGCTAAATCGGCGGGCACTAAAGCACCAGTCAAAATTAAGTCCTTGCTGATGGATGCCGTGTACTGAAGAAGGGTCTTTGTCTGACCACTCTCCGTCATCTCAATCTCTAAGGTGGGCGTTATGGTATCTGTACCGGCCTCGTTGAATAGCTCCTCCATCTCACTCGTGGACATTGTAACTGTGGCCGAATACCAATTATAAACCTGCACCCCAGAGGAGTCTAAAGTGAGGGCAGTAGATACATTCTGTAGGCCAAGAGAATTAACAAAAGATATAATCAATCCTCTCTTTGAATCGCTGACAACGGAGATATTGCCCGCTCCGATTCCAGTTATCGCAGACAAAATTGTAGTTACATTGATTGCGGTCTGATTAAAACCAATGCCAACAGAATAGCCCCCATAAGCCAAGCTGTATGAACCTCCATAAACATCGTTTCCAATACTGAGGGCATAGGTCTCGTTCAGTGAGGCCGAGCCGTCTTGTATTTTTGTGAGAGCAACGCCCTGTCCAGAAACCGATGTAAAGGAGTCAGAGAAAACGGCTGGGTTTCGGCTTAATGAAATTATTTGCTGTGCGTTGATTGAGGCGGTGGGGACTCTTCGTGTGTTCACTTGGACAGCCGAAGTTGGGAAAAGGGTGAATGGCAACGCACCAAAGCTGAGTGCCGTGTTAGGGGTAGCCGCCGTGATAATCCAAGCTGAACCAGAATCACCATAGGTGGCTACGCTTACATTCCCAGCAATAGCACTAACCGCAGAAAGCACTTGGGCAGTAGTGGCGTTAAAGGATATGGCCGTGGAAGTTCCCGTGGTCGTGGTTAGCTTGAATTGGCCGTCTGTTGCTACTGCATCAATGTTCCCTATGCCTAGCGAGAAGGATGGGCTAGAGAGATTTGCGTCTGTATATGAGCCGTCTGCGTTGCGTTCAAGCACACGGATTCGAAAGGGGTAGACATCATTTCTGGTAAACTCTGGCAGTACACCCGCAGGGGCTGAACCGCCTAAGAGTAGCCCACCAGATTTGTCTAAAAGAATGTCGATGTTTGATGCCATATTGGTTGGCTCTTGTTAAACTCCGAAAGCCTCAAGGTCAAGAGGCCCATACACGCTAATCGTACTTGGGCTACCATTAGAACACACATTTAGGGTTATGACATTAAAAGATGGAAGGGTTGCGTTTATTTCATAGCCGCCCTCTTTGGGTTCTACGGTTATATTATCCCCCGCAAGAGGAACGATAGATTCAATTCTTCTTACTACTCTTCTAAAGTGTTGCCCGGATAGTTTCATAGAACTATCGGGTAACATTTGAAGTCTGGGTTCTTGTGGCATAATTTTATCCTAATCGTGGGAAGAAATATCTTGAAACAGTTGCTTGATTTCCTTGGGCATCTTCCCCCCCCCAAGTAAAGGCAAATCCAGCCTCAGAAAAAACAAGCGTCACAAGAAGTAGGCTTCCCCGCTTCTCTGTTAAAATTGTTTTACAAACAAAACCATAGTATGTTCCACCATTACCAACAAGAGTGGGGTTGCTTGAAAATTCGTTTATTACCCTTTCGTCACTAAACGAACCATCCCCCCTTGCTGGAACAGGTAGACTAGCTCCACCCAAAGTTGTTGGCATAGCAGACGAGAAATGTGTTGTGAAAACTGCTTGTTGCCCAGCGGCTCCACCACCAGCAAGAAACTTAACCTCAATGCTCTGCCCTGCTCCACTAATTCCGTAGCCATAAATATTTCCGCTTGCAGGTGTGCCAGATAATCCAAATATAAGCGGGCCACTAGAAAGAAGAGAGACTCTCGGAGGGTTTGCGATGTTTTTAGTTCCAATGGTATTGACCGTAAGCTGTGTTAATCCTCCCGCAACATCTTGAGTTGCAACGCTGTCTACGACATAAAGCGAACCGGGATTAGAGCTTTTAGTCCAAGAAATGCCACGCCAAGTTTCTATGCCATCGAAGATATCATCTTTCTTAATATTGTAACTGCCTATGGTGCTTGTCTTAATTGTGTACTGATATGACACATAATCAAAGCCATACTCGTCTGTCTCTGACTTTTTTGAATTAAGGATTGGGAATGTGCCGAGTATTGTGGTCGCCATATGTTTATCTTACAAAAGCGTAAGTACGCATTTCTTCTAGGTTGCTTTCTAATAGTTTGTGAATATCTGTTAAAACCTTCTCTGTGTTGTCAGCTTTTTTTTCCTTAATCTCGGCCTCTTTACTAGCCTCTTTTAACTTAGTGGCAAGGTCATCGGTGGCTGTCCCCAACTCATTAAAGTCTTTCCCAACATCAGCAGTTTCATCCCCCGTCTTTAGAAAATCCTTAACTAAGTCACCCGTATTTTCCGTAATACTATCAGAAAAATTCTCGGCACTTTTTACTGTCTTATCGAAGGCTGGGAATATTTCCTCCATACTAGTGCTAAACTGACTTGTTATTTTGCTTGCGTCTTGGGTGCTTTGCTTGAAATCCGCAAGGTTTTGTTCTGCTGTTCTTATTGCATCAATAAAGTCTTGAATCCCATACTTTGATCTGCCTTGTTCGTATGCAAGGTCTTTGGCTGTTTGTATCAGCTTATTATTTACGGCATTAGAATCATAGGCTAGGCCATTCGCCCTTAATTGATTTGCTGTGTATTGTCTAAGTTGCTCTGCCGAGTCTTTTAATCCTTGTATATATGCCCTTTGTGCCGCTTGTTGAGCACCTATATCAGCCGAGCTTCCCGGTTGTACCCCCGGCGTTCCTCCCCCTCCACCTCCACCTCCTCCACCGCCTCCTATACCACCCGCACTCGGTGGTTTATTCCTTGCTTTATCTAGTGCGTCATAGAGTTCTAGCAGTTTAGTCGCTAGTTCTTCTTCTGCCTCAAGATGTGCGTCTATTCTGCTTTGAGTTTCTTCTTGAGCCTTTACCTCTGCATTATATAGGTCGTTGAATCTTTTCTGCTGAGCTTGCCCTAGCTCTCTCTCCTTTTGGATTTGAGCATCTATTTCCTTTTGTCTTTTCGCTGCGTTTTCAACTTCTGCCTTATTTCGCTCATCTGCAAATTTTGCCCTAATCTCATCCGCTTGTAGCTGATATTTGCGAGTAATGGCTAGGGCTGTCTCGCTTTCATCGATGGCACTAATGCCCTCAAGTTCCTTGGCTAAGGCTCTTGAGTTTAATTCTAATGCTTTGTTTTCTGCATCAAGCCCGTGCATCCTTTGTAAATGAGCCAATTCCGACTCAGCCCCCATTCGCTTGATTTCTCTAGCTTGATTTTCTGCAATCGTAGCTTGCACATCCATCAGCTTTGTGGATTGCGTGATGTTGTCGATTATGCTTGTGAATGGGGAATCGTTGATCTCTTTAATCTTTTTCCTAATTTTCTCTGCAACTCCCTCAAAATTATTTGCTTGCCCAACTGCCTCTGCAAAACTCATCGCCTTCCCGGCCTTATCCATTCCAGCGAATGCCTCGGAAACTGCTATCTCTGATTCTTTTACTGCCTCATCAATCTTTGAAAACGCATCTATCAATGCCTTCCCAGCAATAATAATTCCAGTTCCAGCCAATGATGACCCAAGCACTCGGCTAAATGCTCCAAGAGCCGCCGAGGCAACATCTGTTCCATCTTTTGCTTGTGCTACATCTTGAACGAAAGACTTTAACGCACCAGAGGCCTTCTTTGATGATACATCTAGGCCACTTAGACTCTTATCATATTGACGCACCCCCGCATCATCAGCTTGCGTTTCGATCTTAAAGATTAGCGGTTCCATTAGTCTGCCTTTACATTCATTTTCTTGCCAAACCACGCTTCAGAGTTTCTCTTAATCACAAGCTCATACATTGATTTGATCTCTGCATCAACTCCAATCCGCAAGCCAGCCTCTTGAATGGCTCGTGCTTTTTCAATGTCGTTAGAGCTACGCATAGGTGTTCCCTTGTATCGAAGGTCAAACACGCCAGCCCCATTGTATATTGTAAAAACTGATTGGCCCGGTGCAATTCTATCTATCGTTGCCCCTCCTCCGTATGCCTTTCCAGATAGTCTTGCAAGTGTAGCTGAGCCAAAGTCTCCCCTTCCGAATGGCTTGCCCATTGCAGAGGCGGCCAAAGCCCAGCCAATCCTCAAGAACTTTGAACCTCTAGCTCTTGCCTTTAGAAATGCCTTGGTCTTGCCATCCATAAATCTATTCAATCCAGCAGACGGCCCAGTGTTTCTTGGGACTTGCTTAATTTTTTTACCCTTTTTATTGATTCTGTTTTTGCTTCCACCCAAAGGGAAAAGCCCCATATTCTTTCTTTGCCAATTCATTAGCTTATATAGGCCAACAAATTGTGTATCTCCGTATCTCTTTTTCCCCTCATCTTTAGTAATAGGAAGTGAAGTTAATTGATTTCTTATGGTCTGTGGTGGGGAAAAATATGTATTTTGTGAGGCTTTATAGGCTATGTTTGCCATCTTTTCTTTTACCGATTCAAATACAGACTGGTTTCTAACTTTTACATAGGCTTCTAATGCTTGTTTTACTGCATCAACATTAGAGATTATGCCTCCATTATTGCCTACGGATGCGGTTAAAATGTTCATTGCCACAAAATTAGCTGATGTTAAACCTCAATCCCCATCAGTTTTGCCATCTCTAACTTGTCTGATGATGTTGCGGAGGATTCACGCATTAACCGATAGCCCTCTTCATAAAGGTAGGTGTGGGTGGCTTGGTTAAGGAGTCGGATTGGAATGTTCCAAAGCATATAGTCTAAGTTCCATCCAGTTTTCTCTGCCAGCGTAAAGAGGGTGTAAGCCGTCCACGCTGGCGTTAGTCGTTTCCCGATGCGATATTCCCAGATAGTACAACTGAAACTTTTGCCCTAGACGCTTCTTCGATCATTTCTGAAACTATGTTTGTGGCTACGGCTCTATCTTCCTCTGTCTTGTCCTCTATCCAGCCAAGCAACTTGTCCCTAAACTCATCCCTATTCCACGCTAGTTTGATTGCTTCTTTGCGGTTCTTTGCGATCAGAATATGGATGTAAAGAAAAGCCCATACAAAATATACAGAGGAGTCTTGCGGTTCTTTGCATTGAAGCATCAATAGGCGAGAGCCTTCCGTATAGTCGGCTATTGCTTCTCCCTTGTAATCCCTGCCGGGTTTTACAAAGCTACCATTCAGTTCGTCATCTAGGATGTCACTCATATTATATTGCCTTTAGGATAGCCCTTTTTAGCTCTGGTTTGGCGTTTGTAGGGACGAGGAGCGTCTGCCCCCCTCTCTTTATGATCTGTATTGGCTCGGCTCTTTTAACCAATCCTAGGAGCGTTTCTCGATTCTCTAGTGCGGCTCGGACATAACGAATGGGAGCTTCTTGGTCGCTAGTCATATCTGACCACTTGGCTTCCATTTCTTTCTTTGCCGTGCTTCCAGACCCACCAGAGTTAAACCAAAAGGTAATCTGCTTCGAGCCATCCTCACGGACTATGTGGGTAACTGGGTCTGTTTGTCGAAGAGTTCCACCGAAAGCGGCCACGGCACTCGCCACCTTAATGTTTGTCGTGCCCCAGTAACTACTGCCTTCCATAAGATTAGGATTTCATTAGAGGACTAGAACCTCTATTAACTTACGTTAGGGTATCCAGTAGCCGAGATGTCGATAGTGACGAAGCCGGTGTTCGTCTTGTTGAGGGCGATTGAGTCAATTCGACAAGTTCCAACCGTAGTAGCATTAGCAAGAGTAGCAAAAGAACCGCCAACCGTTAGGCTTGTGTTAGCCCCAGTGATGGCAACGCTCAAGGAATAGGCTGTCGTTGGATTGTAATATCCAATTCCAACAACATCGCCACTGGCATTACGGACTTCATTTTTCTCTACATTCCGTGTTTCAGAGAAGCTTTGTACAAGACCAATCGTCTCCGTGGTTAATCCGAACACAAGATTCTGCTGTCCAACTGTAATCGCCGGCATTAGATTGAAACCTCAAAAAAATTGTTAATCATAGTTCTACTTTAAGGGTGTCAAATTATCGTGGGAACACCCGCACCTTTATGAGTTCCCAGATTGTAGAGAATACCGCCCCCGACACTAGGGCAACTAGCCATAGCTTCGTTTTGATGGTGTGGGCATCCCTCTCTAGGGTGTCTACCTTAGTGTTAATTTTATTTGTCCATTGAGCAAGTTCGCTTGTATGACGCTCTAAAACCGAGATTATATTTTGCTGTCTTTCTTCTATTCTTGCGATAGCCTCTCGGACAGTAGATAAACGCTCTTGAAGTTCTGCAACTTGATCTGCACTCATAGCGTAGCTTGCTCCGCACCGGGGGCAATCCGAACCATCTGCTCGCCCTTGTCGTTGTAAAATATCTCTATGTATCCCTCGGCCTCCAAGAACTTGAGGCTTGCCATAAAATCTCGCCAGCTAGGGGCATCGCTATCATCTGTGACACTCATTCATTTCACCTTCCCCGCATCTTCAGCCGCACCCATGTCGCTGTATCGTGGCAGGACGTTATTGTCTGCTGGGCGTGGCGAGCAAGAGCAGAGAAAGAGGGTGAGGAGGAGGAGGGGCATTACGGCAATCCTAAGCCTGCCCCGAGGGTTGTTTTGTAGAGGGAGTAGAGCGATGCATTGCCAGTTATTGATTGAGAGAACAAAGCAAAAGCAAAGTTACCATTCCCGCCGTTTGAATTTATTTTAAAAGATGTCATATTTGCATTTGCAGATGAAACTGCATTGCTTAAAATTGAAGTTCCATTAACAAAGAATGTTGAACCGCTTGCTGAGGCAATCCCGTGCGTAAATACTCGGCTTGTTGGAGTTGATCCTCCCTGTAGTCTATTCAATGCATTTGCACTAGATCTTACATCCCAATAATACGAACCACCAAATCCCGCCCAAATGCCCGGATCTGCTCCGCTAGCCGTTGCGTTAATAGTTCTTAAATTCCCAGATGTAGCGGCTTGGCAGGTAGCTAAAATTAAATCAGTTGCGGTTATAGCAATGTTTGGGATGTTTATTGATTGAGAAAAACCAGAAGTAAAAGTAATTCCATCTACTCCCCGAGTTGGAAGTGGTGATCCAGCTAGCGTCCCATCAAAAGTCCCAAAACCGCCCAAGCTATAAACAGTCGTGCCGCTTTGAGCGTTCTGGGTAGAGCGTAGAGGCCAACTAACTATACTACTCCAAATACCAAGATCTTTAATCCCTAAAACAAAATCATTAATCGCATTTTGTGTTACTACGTCCGTAATCCCCGCTCTTCCAATGTAGGCAACAGCGTCTAAGTCAGCCGTTGGCTTAATTATTTGCCTGCGGTAAAGAGGCATCTTCCGATCCTTAGCTAAGTTGGCAAATCCTAGCCGTCCCTGCGGTTGCGAACACGGCCGAGTGGGTAATCGTCGTTTGATGATTAGGCACCTCGTAGTAATCCCCTGCCGATAGGCGCACCTGGTAGGCGATGGTGGTGCAAGTTGCCCCCGCACAGATATGCAAATTACCCGCTCCCTCGTTGAAAATTGTCAGCACTTCCCTTGTCGCATTGTAACTAGCCAGCACGGTAGAGGCGGTGGTGCTGGTAAAGTTAGAGGTGGTGACTGCTGTGCCTTGGATGGCGAAGGTATTGGCGGTGACCGTACCACTAATCGCAGGGAGCGAGCCGATGGTGACGCTATTGCCAACCGTGACGGAGGAGATGCTAATCGGAACCGTCCCGCTGATGGATGCCGTGACTGAGCCTATCTGTGCCGTTCCTGCCCCGATTGTTACCGTCCCGCCGCCAATCGTCACTACTCCAATGCGGTTTGTGCCAGTGGGAAGGGCAGTTGTGAGTGTTGATTTTATTGATGATGAATTGTCGAAAACAGACTTTCCTTCGTCTGTAAGCAAGATCACACCAAGCCCAGCTGTAACAGTTGGCTGTATATTCACCAACGGGATATTCGCCGTCACGCTTCCGATTTGTGCCGTGCCTGCTCCAATGGTTACCGTGCCAGCACCGATGGTCACCACGCCGATGCGGTTTGTGCCAGCGGGTAGGGCAGAGCCGATGCCGACTGGAATAGCTCCTTCGGCATCTATATATTGAAGAATACCAGAATATATTACTGCGGGGAAACCATCCCCAGCATTCGCCGTCACCGTGCCAGCTATCGTCTGAGTGGCAGGGAGGTTGGAGATGGACACAACGCTTCCACTTACTGCACTCCGCATATCTGTAATCGCTTGAGTGCCAAGGCTAACAACCGTATGGGCGGTGATGTGTTGCCCACTAGAAAGAATGGTTGAGAGCGTGGTTGCCGACTGATTGCCGTCTAAAATGGAAAGTGCCATATTCTCAAGCTCCTTGTTAAATCACGGCAACATACATTGAGTTTTGCTTTTGATAGAAGTTCAAATATCGCAAGCCATCGTCCAGTTCTGATGGGGTGCATATAAGGCTTATCTTCAAACCCCTTTGCCAAGCCCTTTTAGCCGTTCTAATGGTTGGGGTTTGACCGGTAATGCGAGCAGTATAGACCTTTGTATCGAATATGTTGTTTTGAATCTTGGTAAAGAGGGGTGGCGTTTCAGAGTATAAAGCCTCGAAGATTGAGCAGTATTCAGCGTCAAAAGCCTCTTGGCTAATCTTGGCCGCCGTGTCGGAGTAGTCGATTGTGACAGCCACTTCATATACCCCGGTATAATTTCCAAGCAACTGCCCCCCTACCGATGCAGAGATTGTGGCGAAGGGAAATAGCTTTGCCCCTACCCGATTGCTCTTATACACATTGAGGCCAGAGACATTAGTCAGAATTTTGTCTAACGCATCCTCCACATTGATTTGAACGCTATTCGTCATTTTTTTGCGGTTGCTATAATGTCTAAAGTCATGGCTCTTGACCAAGTTCTATTTTGACCATTGATTGCAGGGCTATCATCTGTTACTTTTGCGACATAAAAAGTGATATTTGAGTTGGTTGTAAGATAGCTTGCCAAGTCTGGGTCACGATAGAGTTGTTCTAGAATGTCGTAAAATTTGGCATCGAAGTCGGCTCGAGCGATTGTATCTGCTCTGGCTACATAAGTAATAGATGCTGGGGTTCTGAATACGCCAGAAAAGGGCATAACCTCCTCGCCGCTGATTTGTGCTTGAACCGTGACGCTTGGCATTGTTCTAGCTGTGCCTCTTTCACTTGTAAAGAAGTTCACCCCAGTAATACCAGAAACCACATTAAGGAGGGCGTTTTCAACCTCCCTCTCGATAGAGGCCATTAGGTTGTTATCTCCGCAAGTTCGATGGTATATGAAAGGCCATCTGTGCTTTGCGAAAATCCTCCAACCATACGCTCCACCCCACTTACGGTACAGAGCGAGCCAATAGTAGGGGCAGAGATTGACGAAGCTAAAACCACTATACTTTGCGTCACCCTAAACACCTCTCCACCAATCTCTAAATCGCTTGCTGTTACTAGGTCTGTGACAGAGGCAGAAATAGCAGAAGAACCAAGGCCAGTAACGCTCTGATACAAGTCTCCTATCATATAGGAAAGATCGGTTGCAAAATAGGAGGTGCTGATAGTTCCAGCCATAAACCCACCCCTTATGTCAATCCATACTAACTAGCCCCTCAAAGGCAAATATGTTGTCAGTTTCCCACTCGTTTTTCTGTGGGAAAAAGCCAGTTCGCTTATCCCTTCTTGTAACTGACGCAAGGATGATCGGGGTGCTATTGATTGCCCAAAAGTCCGTAGCTCCACGGATTGCCTTGGCCATCTGCTCAAGTGATTTTGCTGTGTAGGTGTTTAACCCTTGAATTTTAATATCCTCTGGACATAACACAAAGAAGTTATCTTTGCCCATAGTCTGCCTAGCCCTCACGATTAACTCTAGTGGGTTGCGGTAGTAGCCTTGGGATAGCCCAAAGGGGGCAACTAGGTTATAAGTCTCTGGGAGTCCCTCGGCTGGTTTCTCGTCCAGCTTGTCTAGGACAATGTTGGTCTTGTTTGCGTCTTTAATTTCTGGGTGACTATAAACAAAGTCAGTCCAGCTTCTCTTGCTTTTCCGATAAGCCTCGTACTGGTTCGGCCATACTTCCAGATCAATAACATCGCCCATCCTATGCCCAGCCTTCACATAGCTGGTAAGCTCAAAAACTCCGTGATATTGGGCGAAGCAATCAAAGAAAACTTCGTGGCCTTGGTCGGCTAGATGCTTGGCGGCTGGTAGGCAACGAAGCACATCCCCCAACCTCTGCGAGTATTTGATAGTTTTAACACTCATCGACAACGCTCTTGTCTGTTATGAAGGGGAAATAATCTCTCAATCTAACTGGGCTAGTGGTTTGTTGTAGGCTCTCCCATCCCTCGACCAACCCGTTATACCCATAGAAATCTTCCTTAAATTGGGCTTGCTCCTTTGTGGCGTAGGCGAAGTGGTCAAAGGTTAGCCCCCAAGTTTCCGTCACTCCCCTTGGAATCATCATCGACTGCACATTCAACTTGGGTGGTTCGTGGCTAATGAACTCAACTCCCCTGCCCCACTTCCAAGCCCGCAACCATTCGTACCAATGCGAAGCAAATCCTTTCCTAGTCACAACTTTTTTATTCTGCCCCACATAATAGTTACAATGGAACTGCATCGCTCGCCCCTCCTCGCATCCCTTAAGATGCCCAAAGATTGCGTCTAGCTGGTCGGCTCTCCATATCTCGTCAGAATCAATCTGCATCACAACCCCCTTCTCCACCCCTCGCAACGCCTCACCAATCATCGCTAGCTTACCGGGGAAGGGCTTTGCTTGCCAATAGACTGAAACATTCTCGCCCCTAATGCTCTCAAGATATTCGTGCGTTCCGTCCACGCTCACAAAGTTCTTATGGTACTTCTCTGGAACTTGTTTGCACCAGCGGGTGCATCCCAGAGGCTCGGCCACTCCCTCGACAATCTTCCACTCCCAAGGAATCTTTAGCTTTTGAAACTCTGCTAGATGCCTTTGAATATAGGGCATCCCATTGAGGACGATGGTAAAGATGGTCAGCATTTCAAGCGACCATAGATAACGCTAATCTCTGCACAAAAAGAAACCGAGTCGTGCCGATAGCATTCAAACCCAATCGAATCAAACCAAGCAATAAACTCATTTAGCCAAGTATCTGAATAGTGTAGCTCGATGGCAATTTCTTTTAGATTGTGGACATTCCCAATTTGCAGAAGTTGAGTCTCGTCTCCTTCGATGTCGCATTTAATGTGGGTAATTGAGTTCTCTGTTATCCAAGTATCCATTTGAAATGCGGAATCTGCCTTTTCGCATAAGAACTTTCCTTGTGGATATTGTTGAGAAAGGGTGTTGATGTCCCCTTGGTTTATGTCCACCCCCATATAAAACTCTGGCTTTTGTGACAGAAAATACTTGGTTGTTCCATTGGCCTCTTGCCTTTCTGCTTCCGTCCAGAACGCACACCCCAAGTCCAGCACCCTCCCGCCAGCCACCTTGAGATGCTCCCAATGGATTTCGGGAGACTCCGATGTGATGATTCCTTTAGTCATAGCTCAAAGATGGCCGCACCATTACGAACAGACCAATCCTCCCAAAGCAGTTTAGCAAATCCATTGAGCTTGTTGTAGTTCGCCAAGTTCTTGATGTCGTTCACATCGTCCAATGCGATGATTGCCTTTTCTGCTAGGAATGGCCTTACGCAACGGAGTTCGGCCTCACCAGAAAAAGGCGAGCCATCAATCAGCACAAAGTTAAAATCTACATTATGCTCAAAGTGGATGTCCTCGATGGCGTTGGTTGAATATGGGTAGGCAGTCTCTAGACAGACATTGTGCCAGCCCATAACTGTTTCTAGGGGATACTGATTGAGGCTTGTTTTGGTAGTTCGGTAGAACTCCTCAATGTCGTTCTTGTTCATCCATAGCTTTGATAAGGTTGCTGTGCCGTTGATAGCAACTCCTCCCCTTGCGGATAGATTCATCGAATGCCTACCGATGCGGTCTGGGTGGTTCTCAATGCTGAATAGCCTTTTTGTCCTAATACATTGAGTTGAACCATCCCCAGTTCCTCCACCGATTTCTAGGCCAACATCCAGCCCCTCGCTATATTTTGCAAGGGCTTTTCCAAATGAATCGTTAATGGTTATCTCTTGCATTTTGCCATACTCGTTAATGCTTTTTTGATTGCGTACTCAATCACGGCTTCTGGGTCGTGTTTTAAGGCAAGCATCCCAGCCTCATACAATTCCTTCCCAGCCTTATCATCATAGGTAATATCCACTAGCACATACTTTGTTTTGTCTACGCTAGACTTGCCGAAGGTAATCATACCAAGCCCCTTCGTACTCTCTCCCTTTTTCGATTTCCTACATCCAATTATTTGCTTTGCGTTTTTCATAGATCGCTTTTCCTTTCTCGTAGAATTCTGGCTTGTTGTGGTTCTTTAGTTGTTCGTCTGGTTGCCCACCATTAAACATAGGGTTATCGTGTTTGAATTGAATATGTCTAGCCTCAACCACGGCTTGTTCTGCATAGGCTCTATCCGTGAACTCGTTGTCTGAATAGATGCCGTCCGACTCTTGGTAGTCTGGGTGGAATAGATGCCCTTGCTTCTTGAGCCTAGATTGCGTCAGAATCGCCATACAGAGCAGTTTATCTTGCCGTAGGCCGTCAGATACTGCCAGCACTTTCTCTGGCGTTGTATCCCCAATAGCGGTCGAAATTAGGGTATCCCAATGGCGGGGGGGTGTCCAATCATCGCTCATTTGAATAACAATGTCCCCTTTGGCTATTTTTGCCCCTGCGTTCCAAGCGTTAATCATCCCGCCCGGATTGCACCTAATGGCTTGGTGGGGGGTGTAGTCGGTTGGGTCGTTATGATCGACCATAAATAACCACTCAATTTCAAGGGGCTTTTCGGCTAAAGAAAGCCACATCCACCGCCTCTGCCAAGCAATCTGTGGTCTGCATCGAGTAGCGTGAACAATGCTTATCTTGGGGGCTGGTCGCATCTTCTTGATCTTTTCTACTTCGCCAGCTTCTCCTACACACACCGAAGCCGTCTCGTATAAATCCATCGCTTGCCAATTGTAAATTGCCTCTACAAGATTCCAGTAGTGAGATTTTGGGCGATGCAAGGTCATACAAGACCTAATAGCTCCATAAGTCTTAATCCAGTTGCCCTTTCCAGACCAATGATTAGCGATATAGAAGTAAGCCTCTCGCCTATCGGGTTGTAAGGCCACGGCTTGCCCAAGGTAAGCAAGCCTCTCATTTTCTGGTACAATCCTTCCCAAGTTGCAAAGCACATCGTATCGAAGCGTATCCTCTAGGTCTGGGAAAGACAATGCTCGCATACTAGAATCAATGCACTTTTCGTGTTGATTAGATAAGAAATATTCTTGAGCTTGGTAGTAGAGAGAGTTGGCGGCTGGGGCTAGGGTGTCGGCTAATATATTAAAGTTCCTTTCAGCACTTCTGGGCTTGTAGCCGTGAGGCTTATGGATTCGGAAAATCTTATCCACGCCAATCGTCTTGTTCGGCTCTTTGCAAACTAGCATTTCGTGAACTCGGTTCTTCCAGCTACAAGTTCCCTTCTTGGAGATTTCCTCTCGGAGTGGAATAAGTCCGGCGTTGTCTACATTGTATTTTAACGCCACTAGGTGAGCGTCTTTTTGAATGGCAAGGTCAATAGCCTCCTCGACAACCTTCGCCCCATCCTCGGCCATCACATCGTCAGCATCTACCCACAAGCACCACTCATTTGAGCAAGCCTCAAGAGCCGTGTTCCTTGCCGTGGCAAAATCGTCTATGTGATTCCAATCAGTTCTTTTATTCTGGTAGTGAACGATCTTCGCCCCAAGCCCACTCGCAATCTCCTCTGTCTTGTCGGGCGTAGCTGACCCCCTAGAAATACATACAACCATTTCTTTTGCGATGGGGGCAAACGACTTGAGGCAACGCTCAATGTATTCTTCTTCATTTCCAGCGATGAGATAGACTGAAATAGGATATTTCACTTGGTTAGGATTTCTAATTGCTAGAGGATGTCAATTAAAAGAAAAGGGGGGGATAGGTTATTCACCCATCCCCCCCTCTTCGGAGGAATCAACCAACTAAGTCTTTAGCTGTAAGTCGTGGTGATTCGGACGGCGGCGTTCGCATCAATGACTTTCTCGGCTGTGTTCATACGAACACGGAGAACATTGGAGCGACGAGCTTCGTCACGATAGCTCTCGGAGACGAAACCACCGGGAGCGTCATCAGACCAGACCAAGGTGCGTCCTAATCCACCAGCAGTGAACTGACCGCCAGCAACATTAGCAACAACGATCTTGGTGTCGGGAACAATGAACGAGCCAGAGTAGGCTTTGTTCTTGTTCGCTGTGTTGTAAGCCGCACGGCCTACATACACATTCTGAACACCAAACGCTTCGGCAATCTGCTTCTCATCGAGCAAGCGTCCACCAGTATTAGAAACAACTCCGTAGAATTGATTCTGCAAGAGGGTGGTACGGCGAACTCTCTCGTACACATTGGCAGACATAATCACCGCATTGGCTTCGTAACCGAGCTTGTTCAGGGCGAGCTTGCCAGCCGCAACATCCGCAGGGGCGTTGATGGTTGCCAAGTTGCCTTCAATGTAGGAGGCCGTAGGGCTTAAATCAGCCGTGGTGAATGGGGTCGTTGTCGCCCAGAGCAAGTCAGCCACCCGCTTTTCGTGGGAGAGTTTAACTTGTCGGAGCAAGAACTTGGCAGTTTCGCTTTCCAGCGAAAAAAACCTGTTTGCATCCTGCTTGAAACTATCGTCAATTAGCTCTTCCAAGCCGGTTTCGATACAATCGTAGGTATCACTCGTGAATTTCCGAATCGCACGAGCGTATTCAGAACCAGCAGTACGCTTGGCCGCATCAGCATTGAGGAGGTCAGCATCAGCCGTCTGCACTTTGAGATACACGCCACTCTTTGCCGTTACTGGCAAGAGAGGAAGAATGTCTGCACCGATCAAGCCAATCTCTGCGGGGGCTTCGATTAGGGCTTGGTTAATATCAGCACGAATGGTCGTGCCACCAGAAATAAAGCTCATTTTATATTATTCTTTCTTTTGTTTATTGTTTCGTTGTTTAGAACATCGGGATTGCGATTTCGATAACAGCCGATGAACTTGTAGCCGCTTCGAGTGCAACACCAGCCGTTACGAGGTTGGCGGCCAATGTGGTCACCAAGCCAGACGCATCAAATTTGAGCGTATCACCGACTGCCGCAACGCCAGAGACGGTCGCGAAGAAGGTCGGGTGAAACAACTTAACCGCAACGAAACCACCAGCGGCAACATCTTCTTGAGTTACGCCGATAGATTTGCTTGCACCAGTTACCGCAACATTAACGAAGCCAGCCGTGGTGGTGTCGGGCTGAACGAATCGGAACGCCGAGATGGCAGAAGCCGAGCCGAATGTGCGAAAATTACCATCAACTTGAGTAGACATTTTCTTTTATCCTTTTGTTAGATTTTAGAAATGCCACGGTTTTTAGCCTCGGCATATTCTGTGGGGTTAGATAGCATCACGGCGTTCATCGCCTTGAGCTTTGAAGTTCCGTAATCGCTGTGGGCGGCTACGAGTTCTTCAAAAGTTTTGGGTTCAACCTTCGCGGGGGCTTCGACAACTGGTGAAGCAGAGATGGGCTTAATGCCAAACTCTGTGAGAACTGCTTTGAGCTTCTCAGCCATCTGGCTTTCGTCCTTCTTGGCCTTATCATCAACGGAAGGAACTTCGGTTGAGGGAACGACTGGTGCTTCGGCTTTGTCCTCAGCTTGGTCTGCGGCTTCGTCTGCGGGTTTCATAGCGGCTTCGAGAGCCTCTAGGCGAGCTTTAAGTTCGCTCAATTCGTCCATATATTTCTTGTCCATATTTTTATTCTCCTTGTTGTCAAGTATTGGGTCGTGTTCCACAACTGCTTGTGTGTCGGCAGGGATGCTCACGCCTCCCGAATTATATGCCAATTTTGATTCTGCCTTTACGCAAGAACCAGATTCGTATGCCGGAACTCCCTTTGCTGGTTTGTAACCTTCCCAGCAACGGAACTTTGTCCCAACTGCGAAAACAAGCATCTCAATATTTTTGCTTTGAAAGTCTCTAAATTTCTCATTACTTGCAGGACTAGAAACTAGATCGGCAGATTCAATCCTCTGGGGGCGAATGTAGTCCTTGCCTCCAATAGTTTCAGATTCATTCAAGAAGGCAAGACTAACGCCAAACTGGTCGGGGGCTTCGTTTGCCATCTCTTTAACTAGGCCATAATGAGGGGAGCTTTTTAACAAGTGAAGATCGGCCAATAGCTTGTCCCCCTCAATACGGGGATTACGAGCAAATCCTAAAACTGCGTCCAATCCCGAGCCGTGGTTCATCTTAACCTTCACGCCATTGGGTGCTTGAGACATTAGCTCATAAGCCTTCTCAATCGAGGTCTTATCAATGAATAGGTCGTGGCCTCGTGCTTCGCCTTGGCTCAAAATATACACATTAGGGATAACTGTGGAATCTTCTTCAAGTCTGGCCTCTTTGCGTTGCTTCTTTTTTGTGTCTCGATAGGTCTGGTAGGCAACTGCCGCCCTTTGCTTAACATCTGGAAAATCCTTTACGGCTGTCTTGTTGCCCATAAAGCGACCAACGAAGTCCTTTGTTTTCTCGCCTTTTTCTGGTGTGATTAGTGGCATATTATTAAACTAGGGTTAAGAGGTATTTGAGTTGGTTCACGCTTCCAAGAATCTCATCTCGGATATTCAACAAGTCGGTGTCACCTTCATTCAGATAACCCGGTAGCTCATCAGAAAGGAATGAAATAAACTCATCGTTGTATTCAGCAAAGCCCTCGAAGTAGTTATCTAGGCTAAAGTCAAAGGTAGAGGCAGAGATAATTCTGCCATACTTGCCCATAAAGGTTTCAACAAACTCATCAATGTTCTCTGTAAGAGACTCATAGATTTCACCAAAGCTCTTATGTTGGCTATAACTCTTTGTCTGCCAATGAAATATCTTATACTGATTCTGGTAGGTCAGTAAAGTTGTGAGAATTGTCTCGCCGTTGGCGTTTTCCATAATCACCTTTCTAGTTTGTCAATTACTTGGCTTTGTCTTTAATCGGCCCACCAACAATCCAAGCATCACAAGTGCGTTTAGCCGCACACTTAAAGTCAAAAATCTCGCAGTATCCTAAGTCGCCACCAACTGCCACTTCATTTGCATCCTCACCAATACCCTTCTTAATGCAACCCAGAAGTTTGTTGGTCTGATTGAAGGCCGCACAATTACCACATCGCATCTTTCTGGCCGTGGCTACATCGCCTTGGAACTCGTCTGCCTTGGCTTTCCAGTAGGCATCGTTTGGCTCGTTGGGATTTGCAGGGCCGTAGTTTGCGTCATCAACTGCGTTTTGCCTATTTGATAAATTGGTTTTGATGTCTTGAGTTGCGATTGGGCAAGAAGCTGGTTCTTCTAGCTTTTCATCTCGGCTGTCCATTTGCTTGATAAGTTTCTTGACCCAAGAGAAGCCAGCATCACCTCCCCAACCATTCCACGCTTGCCATCCCTTGCCTTGATCGTCCCAGCCAGCACCCTTCTTATCGACTTCGTGACGGCTAAAGAAAGAGTGCATTCTGCGAATTGTGTCTGGTGATAGGGTTTTACCAGCAATCAAATCTCTAGCCCTAGCGATGCCCACAGAGGTCATTCCTCGCTGGCTTGATGGCTTATTGCCTCGAACCGCTAAAGCTCGTTTGGCCGCATCCCTAGCTCCTTGTGGGGGCGTAAAATCAATGTCTGAATACTTGCCTAGCTCGCAAGCATTAAGCATTCCGCTAACAACCATATCTATTCCTTTAGAATCTAGCTTGGACAATTTCTCAAGGTTGTTATCAATCTGCTTGCCACCAATCTTGCTTGTGTCCTCGGTTTCTCCTTTTTCAGTAGGTTCACGCTCCTCGCCAACATCAATATCACCATCTCCACCAGTTGTGCGAGTTGCCGTGTCTTGCTCTTTAATTGGAGGGACAACCACAACTGCATTTTCGTCTTGTGGCTCTTCTTCCATTTTTTGAGTTGTTGGAATTGCTGGAGTTTTTCCAAGCGGGGCGATAGCTCCGATGTTAATACCACCTACAATTTGATTGGCCTCTTCTCGTGTAAAAAATGGGAACGCCGCTGTGATAATTGAAATAGAGCCTTCTCTAGAAATTGCACCAGAAGCAACTGCATTTACAACTTGAATGAGCGATGCAACTTGTGCTCCATTAAGGGCTTGATCTGCGACATAGGATTGATTGGCTTGGTTGTTCGATGCGGCTTGTCCTTGTCCCGATCTTTCCACGGCTTGCTGTGCGTACACCAAGCTTTCCACAATATCGGAAATTGCAACGGCTGGGATATCGTATTCTTTTGCTAGTTTCTTAATGAAACTTGCCTCTTGTGCCCTTTGCCTTAATGATGTCTCAAAATCTTGGCCTCGCTCGCTGTAAATATCAGAGGCGGTTCGCAATCCAGTCTTAAACTCGGCTATGGATGATTCGGACTCCCGGCCTAAATCAATAGAGACATTAGCCCCAAAATTAAAAATGCCCTTGGTGCTTTTGCTTCCAAGATTGTTTGCGATCAACCCCCTAGACACTCCATCTGCAATTACAATGTTTTTTAGGGGGCGAAGAACTCTATCCTCAAGAAGTTTCTGGTATCTTCGGAAGGTGCGTCCAGCTTGTTGCATTTCAAGCCTAGCTGTCGGACCAGACATTGAGGAGGGGTCTACGGCAAAACTATAAGGGATTCCAACACCCATACAAATGTTTCGCAAAAGAATCTTATGAAACTCTGCAAATGCACCAGAAGGACGGCTTGGGCCGTCTGGGAAAATAATATCTTCATTAACCTCTAAATAGCTAACCCTGCCCGGTTCAATAGTTTCTAGCTTGATTCCTTGATTGTCAGCGTTTAGGTCGTTTGTGAGGCTTGAAAGATCAGAGGCATTATTATTATTCCGCTTTATAATTCCAGCTTGTGAACTGGCATATTTAGCGGCCATCTTCTCTGATGCAATTATTTCGTATATGTCTACGCAATCATTGATTGCTGTGTGAAAAGCAGAGATTCCCCTATATTGGTCAATCCGAAGTGGGTCATACAAGTGAAACGCTTGGCTTGCTGGTACGGTTGTTTGGAAGATGTAAGCGTTTCCATATGTGCGAAGGTAAATATCATATCCAACTGGCGAGCCAGTTTCTTGGTCAATGTGAATACCGCTAATAAGGTTGAGGCTTGTATAGGTTCGGTTTGGGTCTCCAAGTCTGTCGGCTTCGATGCCTTGTAGTTTCAAACTTCCATCTTGCGATCTAACTAAAACAAAAAGAAAATCTCCGTCTCGGAGCATCGACATCATAGCCACTTGCATTAGGAATGAGCCAGTATGCCTTCCAGATAAATCGCACTTATCCCACCATTCATTCCAATAAGCCTCAACATCGCTATTAACTTGGGGGCTTTCTGTTCTAGCTTGATAAGAGATATTACCAGCACAATGACTGGCGAACTTCATCAATAGACCACGCACTAGGCCGACATTCTCTGCCAAGTCCCTAGAACGCTTTAACAATTCTACTCGGTCATAGTTAGATCGGAAACCCTCTGCACCAGACAAAGAGGACGGCCCTCGGCGTTGTCTGTTGTATTGAGTTGCGTCATATTCAAAAGCTGTGAGCTTTGCCCTAGAAGCCAAACGCTGAACGGCGGCCTGTGGATTAACAAAGGCAATCGCCTTATCAATTAGGTTTAGTTCGACCTTTTTCACTTACGCCATCCCAATCGAACGAGCAGGGCCGAACTTTGCGTAAGTAGTGCGAACTCTTCCACCAGTTGCTTGCTGAATGGCTAGGGTCAATTCTGCAATCGTATCTCTTACCTCACCCAGATTCGCCCTAGAAAAAGAGCGTCCAGCTATCGAATAGCTTGAACCCGCCACCGCTATCGCTTCGAGGCAAGTGATATATTTATCACGCAGAGAAGTTAGGGT